CTGTTGAATATCGAGCATAACAAAACCATGGACCTCAATACGCTCCGCGATGCGATGAATCTCACACGTGGCGTATCGTTGGCCAACGGCACCGGAGCCAACCAGGCCGATGCAGTTTTTCATGACATCCGGACGCTTGCCGACGCCGCCACTGAGACGTTGGACGTGCATGACGGGACGCTTGTCAATGCGTTTGGCGACACCCTTACGCTGAACAAACTCAAAGCCATTTACATCAAGAACAATTCTCTTGATGCGAATCTGCTTATCGGCGGGGCAGCGACGGTGCAGCTCGGCATATTCAATGACGTTACCGATGTCTTGAAGCTCCCACCCGGCGGCGATTTCTTCATGACAGCACCAGGTTCAGCCGGCGTCGATGTCATAACCAACTCGAAGCTCAAGATTGCCCACGATGGCACAGGCACGGCGAGCTTGACCTATGACATCATCCTCATTGGTGTGGACTAATCCTACCAATGAAACCTGAAATTCGTCCATTCCGGCTCAGCGAGCCAATATGGCTTGACGTGGGATTTTGTCCTATCGCGGGATATGAATGTCTTTATGCCGTGAACAGAATGGGGCTTGTTTTAAGTTATCCCAAAAAAGGACATAAGCATTCCCCTAAAATTCTTAAGCCGAGAAAAAGTTCTCGCGGATATTTGCGTGTTCAACTTAGCCGAGATAAAGTAAAAACCGACTATTACATCCATCGTCTTGTTGCTCAGGCATTTATTCCAAATCCAGAAAACTTGCCGCAAGTGAATCACAAAAACGGCAATAAGCAGGACAATGCAGCGGACAATCTTGAATGGAACACCGATGCGGATAATCTTAAGCACGCATTCAAGATAGGGCTTACAACCCCGCAAATGTTCTCTGCTATGTCGCTTGTTCAAAGCAGGAAAACGCGAAAGTTGTCGTTTGAACAGGCACAACAGGTAAGGGAATTATATCACGGTCACAAAATGGGTTTCGCTGATATTTGCAGAAAATTCAAAGTTAATGATGACGTGATATGCGGGATTATCAAGAACCGCACATATAAGGTGGCTTGATTATGCAAAACAAAGGGATTGTATGATGTGGTGGATATTGTGGTTATTGGCGTCTTTTCTTGTCGGGGTAGCAGTTGGTATGGTTACAGTGTTATGGCTTATTCTACCTCGTGATTTTTCTGGCTGGAAATACTGATGACCGAAGATGTAAGGTCAAGCAGTGTAAGTTGCTCAGCATAAAAGAGATAGGTGAGTTAGAGTACTATGAGCGTCTTAGAGAAAGCAGAGCAAAACGTAATAAGCGTGCCAGTAGCAACAAGGGCAATGACATTCACTGAGTTAAAGGGTGAGCATCATACTCATAGCACTGTTACTCGCAGTAGTTCTTGTGAGCGTGGTTATAACTATCGTTGGCGTAAGGCACGCATTGCATATCTGATACAACATACGCTGTGTGTTGAGTGCTCTGCCGAAGGCAGAGTAGAGCAGGCAGTAGTTGTTGACCATATCATTCCACACAAAGGTAATAGAGAATTGTTTTGGAATAAAAACAACTGGCAGAGTTCATGTATACGTCATCACAATATCAAGACTGCTAAGGAAGATGGAGGCTTTGGCAATGCGTAAAGAAACAAATTGTTTATGTGTTATGATTAGTATATTAGTATTAAGTGTCCCCATAAACAAAGATAAATATTGTCTTAATTATGTGCATAGGGTAGGGGGGCCTATAATCTCTATGGTCTGATAATTTGTAGACCGTGTCCCAGCTCTCTCTTTTTTTTGTCAAAAGTCGGCATAGGGGTCAAAATTGAAAAATGAAAATAATGGGTAGGCCAAGAAAACCGACAGTGAAGCTCAAAATACACGGAACTTTCCGTGAGGACAGACGTTTTGTTAACGAGCCGAAGCCCATCGTTGTTATCCCGGATATGCCCAAACATTTAACTGGCGAGGCGAAAAAAGAATGGGAGCGAATAGCACCATTACTTGCTGAGATGAAATGTTTGACATCGTGGGATAGGTCACTTTTGTCGGCTTACTGCTTTGAGTGGGGAGTTTATGTTGAGCTCTGCAAGAAGGTCAAAATCAAAGACCTTGTTGTCACCACGATTAACGGCAACAAAATTCACAATCCATTGCTTTCCGCCCGCAATAAGGCGTTGAGCAATATAAAAGAAATTGCTGCTGAGTTCGGTTTGAGTCCGAGCTCGCGGACCCGATTATCAATCGGTGAAAAACAGCAGGAAGAGAACCCGTTTATGGCCTTATTGAATCGGAAGCGAAATGCTGGCTAAACAAACAATTTGTCCTTCGGAAGTGATAGTCCAGGAATATATGGATGATATTCTGAGTGGAAAAATCCCCGCCTGCACTTATGTTAAGCTGGCCATAAAACGTCATCTTAGTGATCTCGAAACTGCAGAGGCCCGCGGCTTTTATTTTGACACAGAAGCCGCTCAGGAAGTAATCGCTTTTTTCGCCATGATAAAGCACTCCAAAGGTAAGTGGGCCGGCAAACCATTTATTCTCGAACCATGGCAGCAGTTCATTATCTGGGTGGTGTTCGGCTGGAAGCACATTGATGGAACACGCAGATTCACCACGGCTTATCAGGAAATCGCGAGGAAGAACGGGAAGTCTACACAACTCGCGGGCATCGGTCTCTATGGTCTGGGTTTCGATAATGAGAGCGGTGCCGAGATATACTCAGTTGCTACCAAAGAAGAACAGGCCAAGATTACTTTTGGTGAGGGCCAGAATATGGCCCGTAAATCCGGCCGGCTCGGCGGGCTTGCGACCATTCATCAAAAGGCAATCTCAATTGATTCGACCAGCTCCACGTGGAAACCTTTGGGTAGGGATTCAAAAACGCAGGACGGGCTGAATCCGCATATGGTTTTAGTGGATGAATTCCATGCTCACCCAGACAGAAGTATGCTGGATGTGATGGATTCAGCAGTGGGTGCAAGGACGCAGCCACTGCTTTTTATTATTACAACCGCCGGCTTCAATGTTCAAAGTCCCTGCTATATGGAGCGTGATTACGCGACCAAAATTCTCAAAGGTATCGTTGAGGACGATTCATATTTCGCAATTATCTTTACGCTCGACCGGGACGAGACAACGGGTGAACTGCTCGACAACTGGAAGAACCCTAAGGTGTGGATTAAAGCGAATCCTAACCTCGGCATTTCGGTTGAGTTAAAAGACATGGAGCGAATGTGCAAGAAGGCCATCGAGTCACCGGCGTCGCAAAATAATTTCCTCACTAAAAAACTCAATGTCTGGACTACACAGGAAACAAAGTTTTTCAACATGGAGAAATGGGACGAGCTCAAGGCCTTGGTCCCTGAGGAAGAGCTGCTCGGCAAAGAATGTTATATCGGCGTTGATCTAAATTCCAAAATAGATATCGGGTCCATCGTTTGCATATTCCCGCTCGATGACGGCCGGGTGGTTGTGCTGCCGAGGTTCTATTGCCCGCAAGAGGGAGCCGAGGAACGCAGCAAAAAGGACAGAGTGCCTTACCTGGTATGGGCCAAACAGGGCCATCTTATTTTAACGCCAGGCAATCGGACGGATTACGACTTCATCAGGAAGGATATCGCGGATATCTGGTCCAAGTTTAACGTTCAGAAGATGGGCTTTGACCAGTGGAATTTCGAATATCTCTACCAACGGCTCGTCGCGGATGGGATGGATACTGAAAAAGTCATTGAGTATGGCCAGACAATCAAAAACATGAGCGAGCCGACGAAAGAACTGGATGCTTTGGTCGTCTCTGGCAAGCTGGTCCACAACGGGCATCCGGTACTGCGATGGATGGCCAGCAACACGGCGGTTTATACCGACTCGAATGAAAACATAAAGCCGGTAAAAGACAAGTCCTCAGAAAAAATAGACGGCATTGTGGCAACTGTCATAGCACTCGGCTTGTGTTTGGTAGAACCAGAAGCGTTAGACAGGGACGCTAACCTTAGAGAGGTTGGGATATGACAAATATTTTCAAGGTAATTGCCAATATCTATAACGCCATTAAATCAGGTGGAGGCAATCCGCAAAGTCCTCAATACTGGCTGCAAAGATTGTTCGGTAAAAATGTCACCCTTACCGGGATAGAAATTGATGAAGACACTGCTTTGAAATATTCAGCGGTATGGGCGGCGGTGAATATTATTTCGGGAGCCGTGGGATTTTTGCCAGTTATCGCATACAAACGACTGGAAAAAGGCAAGGAACGGCTCGATAAACATCCAGTTGCACGGCTTATACATTCACGGCCTAACCCTTATATGGACGCCTTAACGTTCAAAGAAGTATTACAAGCTCATGCTTTGGCCTTTGGTAATGGATATGCGGAGATAGAAAGGGACGGTGCCGGCCGCCCAATAGCATTATGGCCGCTATTACCAAATAGAACAGAACCTGTCATTGAGAATAAACGCCTCGTTTATAAGGTCTATCAGCCGGATAAAACCGTTATATTGTCCTATGAGAACGTGTTGCACATTAAAGGCCTTGGATTTGACGGCCTCAAAGGTTATTCGGTTATCCAATATGCAGCCGAAAATATCGCATTGGGCATGGCTGCTGAAAAAAATGCCGCGGCATTCTTCGGTAATGATTCAAGCCCTACAGGCATATTAACAACCGACGATCAGCTCAAAAAAGAAACCAAGGAAGTGGTGGAAAAGGACTGGGAGGAAAAACATAGAGGGCTTGATAAACGTTATCGTATAGCAGTCCTCCATAGCGGTCTTAAATGGATGCAGATAGGGATATCTGCAAAGGATTCACAACTCATAGAATCACGCCAATTCAGTATTAATGATATAGCCCGTTGGTTTAATATTCCACCTCACATGTTAGCAGACTTGGAGCGAGCCACATTTAGCAATATTGAACATCAGGGAATAGAATTTGTAACCTGGTGTTTGGCTAAATGGCTTAAGCGATGGGAGCTTGAGTGCAGTTATAAATTATTTTCGACAGCCGAGCAGGATAATTATTTCCTTGAATTTTTGGTGGATGCTTTACTCCGTGGAGATACCCAGAGCCGTTCTCAAAGTTACCGGATAGCTCTTGGCGGTAATAACAACCCAGCATATATGACCGTTAATGAGGTTAGGGAAATAGAAAACTTGCCCGCGGTTGCCGGTGGTGATGAATTATTCAGGCCAAACTACGAAAAAAGTAATGGCAAAAACAATAAATTTTCAGCTTTGCTTAACACGGCATGGCAGAGAATAAAGCATAAAGAAGTCAATGCCGTGAAAAAGGCACTCAAAAAACCTGAGCAACTCATGGAATGGGTCGATGGTTTTTATGCAAAGCATAAAGATTTCATTGTCGCCATTCTAAAACCTATTTACGCAGCAAAACACGGCGGCGATGCCGAGATAATCGCTTCATCTTATATCGAAGAACGTAAAACAGAATTGAAGGAAGCGATTGATATGGGCAGCGTCGAATCTCTCTTACAGGACTGGGAAACGAATAATTTAGGAGTTTTCAATGAATAATTTGAAACTGATTAGGGCGTTGACGCGTAACGCGGACGTGAACTGGTATAGAATGGAAGCCAGCGGTAACGTCGCTGACGTTTATATCTACGATGAAATCAATCCGTGGGGCATTCAAGCTGACCAGTTCGTCAAGGACCTCAATGCCCTGCAGGCCAGCACGATCCGGCTGCATATGAACACGCCAGGTGGAAGCGTTTTCGACGGCATAGCCATATACAACGCCTTAAAACAGCACAAGGCCAAGGTAGAAACCTACATCGAGGGAGTGGCAGCTTCAATCGGGTCCCTCATTGCTCTGGCAGGTGACAAGGTTTATATGGCAGAAAACAGTTTCTTCATGATACACGAGCCGTGGATATTGGCCGTGGGTGATGCTACTGAGTTGCGAAAAACGGCAGATTTACTCGACAAAATGAGTGCCACTTTAATCAACACCTATGTAAACGTCTCGGAGCAAAAAGAAGAGCAGGTCAAGAAATGGTTAAAAGACGAGACGTGGTTCACCGCGAAGGAAGCCAAGGACGCCGGTTTCATCGATGAAATCATCGAAAAGATTGAGGCCAAAGCCAGCCATGATTTGAGCGACTTCAACAATGTCCCCAAGGAACTTTTAACCACGGCGAAACAGGAACCTTCAAACAGCAAATTAGCAAGGGAGTCGATGCGTATGCGGCTCGAACTTGAGAATGTGAATATATAAATCGAACCTCGGAGGCCGATGCCTGTCCAGCGATTTAGGTGCAGTAAACAAAGAAACTTTTTTTAGGAGAATCTAACAATGATAATTAAGGAATTGCTCGAAAAAAGAGCAAAATGTATCGCGGATGCCCGTGCCATACACAACAAGGCGGAAACGGAAAAGCGTGAACCGACTGCCGAGGAAAGAACACAGTTTGACGCCCTGATGAAAGAAGCCGGCGACTTCAAAGCAAAAGCCGATACCATGCAGGCAGATGAAAAACGCACCACCGACCTTGCCGCTGCCGAGGCGGAATTGGCAACGTCAAGAGGCACCCAGACCGCTCCGCAGCGGGCGAATAACGCAGCCGGCACCGCCGGTCAGGAACCCCGGACGATTCAGCTTCGTCAGAGTATCTGTGGCGATGTTCGGAATGTTGTCATCGCCGGCGTAACCTCGCAGCCGACTTATCTGGCTGCATTCAGAAACTATTTAATGCAGGGTGAGAGAGGCCCGGGCGTTCAGGCGGCCTTGCAAAAAGACAGCGATGAAGGCGGCGGCTATCTGTCAGCTCCCCTGCAGTTCATGGCAGAGTTGATTCAGGCCGTTGACAACATCGTTTTCATGCGTCAAATCTGCCGTGTGTTGCCTCCGATAACGACAGCCGACAGCATCGGAGCTCCCTCGCTGGACAATGACCCCGCCGATCCGGCATGGGTACCGGAACTCTCTATCGGAGATGAGGATTCCACGATGTCCTTCGGCAAGCGTGAATTGAAGCCCCACCCGCTGGCTCAGTTCATCAAGGTTTCCAAGACGCTGCTCAGGCGTTCGTCAATCGGTGCCGATGCTATCGTTCGCGACCGGCTCGCTTACAAGATAGCCATCGTCATGGAAAACGCATACCTCAACGGCAGTGGTGCACTCCAGCCGTTGGGTATCTTCACCGCCAGCGATAACGGCATCCCGACAAGCCGCGATATTTCGACCGGCAACACCGCGACCGAGATTCGTTTCGACGGCCTCAAGGAAGTCGAGTATTCGCTGAAAGCGGCCTATCGCCGTATGGCGAGCTGGATATTCCACCGCGACGCCATCAAGCAGATCAGCAAACTCAAAGACGGTGAAGGTCGCTATATCTGGCAGCCGTCCGTTCAGATCGGGCAGCCTGACAGATTGCTGAATATGGCAATTAACGAATCCGAGTATGCCCCCAACACATTCACCAGCGGCAATTACGTCGGTATCCTCGGCGATTTCAGGAATTACTGGATCGTCGATGCTCTGACAATGACCATTCAGGTTCTGCTTGAGCTCTATGCCGCAAAGAACCAGAACGGTTACATCAGCCGTGCCGAAAGCGACGGTATGCCGGTCCTTGGGGAAGCATTCAGCCGCGTGAAGCTCGGGTAACGTGTGAAGTGAAACTTTATTTTTGGAAAGGACATAAACATGAATTTGTTAAAAGAATGTTCAATAAGAGTAGTCGGAAATCCTATCGCGTTAGCAAGTAGCATCGATAGCAATTCCGATATCATCGACATGAAGGATTACGACGGGGTTCTATTTATCGGAACCGTCGATGATTCAGTGCAAAACGGCGTAGCGACGCTAAAAGTTGAGCAGGACGATGCCAATGCTGATACTGGTATGGCCGCTGCAACCGGAGCCTCGGCTACGAAAACGTGTGCCGTTACCGATGACCTCAATAACAAATCGCTTATCGTGGACGTATATCGCCCGATTAAGCGATATGTTCAGGGCGTCCGGACATCATCGGCGGCTAATATCGCATTCGGTTCGCTGATTGCGATCCTTTACAAGGGCCGCAAATTACCGGAGGCAGAGCATTCGAGCATCTTGGATGCAGTTCTGGCCATCAGCCCTGCTTAGTAAAAGTAAAAAAGAAACTGATTGATGAAATTGTGATATGCGGGGCTTTAACCGGCCCCGCATATCAGTATCGAAAAAAGTAAAACAAAAAAGGAGCTTAAAAATGAAAAAGTTTTTAACAGTAATAGCCGTTTTGATCATGTTGTGTGTAACAACTGCCTTTGCGGATTTCGCCGGCTATTCAACAGCCAACTTTCATCGAGAGGGCGGGGCAGATTGGGTAATCGGAGGCGAATCGACCGGATATTTGACCATTGGTCCTTATGGTGCGGTAAGATTCCTCGAAAGCGGAACGGACCCGAACCATTACACCAAATTCACCGCCGGCGATCAGACGGCAGAGGCTAATTATGTATTGCCCACTGCGTTGCCTACATCGTCTGGTTATGTTTTATCTTGTACAACTGCAGGCGTATTGTCTTGGGCTACAGGGACATTCAATGGCACTTATGTTGGTACGACGAATATCAATGCCACTGGCACGGCCCCGACTACTATCGGTAATGAATCGGCGGCCATGACCTTGAATGGCGTTACCGACATAAATTTCACCGGCGGGTCGCAGATGAAAATTGACCCTTGTGATATAACCAATTCTCAGATTAAGGCGATGTTTACGACGCCGATTGTGCTTGTTCAGGCCCCGGGTGCTCATAAGATGATTAGTGTATTGGGTATAACCCTGATACATAATTATGCTGGTGCTCAATTTGATGCTAATGCCGCTGCTATAACCCCTGCATATTATTATGCGACATCAGATACCAATACCGCCTGCACAAGCACGGTTACGATTACTCAATTACTGCAAACCGCTGGTGCAGATAGGATTTATACGCTCACCCCTGTTGCGGTAGGCGGGGCTGCCACTTTATTTGAAAATTGCCCGGTTCGACTGACATTGCCTGCAGGCACCGGCGATCCCACAGGTTCATCTGCCACAGGGACAATGCGGGCGATTATTTCTTACAGAATACTTCCCACCGGATTGTAATTAATTTGAATGGAGATGAATTATGTTTGCAAAACGTGAAACTGTCACGCTCACAACTGACACGAATGGAGCGGTTATTGGATACACCACTCCGGTCAATGGCCGGGTTTTATCTATCCGGTATGTTAAAACAGATTTTGCCGACGGGGTTGATTTTGCTATCACAACCGAAACGTCCGGACAGCAAATCTGGGCCCAGGACAATGTAAATGCTTCGGCAACAAAAGCTCCCAGACAAGCGGTGCATAATACTGCAGGTGTTGCTGCCGAATACGCTACTGGATTTGCGATAGTCGAACCTATCGCAGTAGCTGACGAGCGAATCAAAATTGCAATAACGAACGGTGGAGATACGAAGTCAGGAACATTCCACATAATTATCGGTTAGAAAGGAAAAACCATGCGAGTAAAAATGAGAACCACAATCGCCAATGCTAAGATTACCGCAATCGCGGGAAGCGTTATCGATGTCACCGAAAAAGAGGCCGAGGAACTGGTAAAGGGCGGTTATGCCGAATCCGTCAAGGAAGTCCCGGTAAAGGCGGCTGCAAAACAGCAGGCCAATGAGGAAACCGTAACCCAGCCGACAGAAAAGCCGGATAATAAAGCCGGTGGGAAGAAAGGTAAATAATGGCTTGGAAAGTTACAGCCCCGCCGGCCGAGGAGCCTATTACACTGACCGAGGGCAAGCTGCATTTACGGGTTGACCACAGCGATGACGATACTTTGATAACGTCGCAGATAAAGACCGCTCGTGAGTATTGCGAGGATTTTCAAAACAGGGCGTTCATCACGCAGACGATAAAACTCACCTTGGACGAATTCCCCGACGTAATCTATGTTCCTCGACCCCCGCTGATATCTGTGACCTCAATCAAATATATCGACGTGAATGGTCAACAGCAGACACTAAATAGCAGCGTTTACAAAGTCGATACAGAATCGGAACCTGCAAGGATTGTACCTGCCTTTAATCAATGCTGGCCCGGCTTACGCGGGGATATCAACAGTGTTGAGGTCATATACCAGGCTGGTTATGGCGGGGCTGCTGTTGTGTCGGGGAAAGTCAAGGATGCTATGAAGCTTTTCCTTGCCCATCTATATGAGCATCGAGAGGCGGCCGCTGAAAAAACTCTCATTGAAATCCCGATGGGGGTAAGATCCTTATTGAGTCTCGATAGAAACGGAATAGTGTAATGCAGGTCGGCAAACTTAGAAAACGTGTTCAGCTGCAGCAATTAGTTCGGAATCAGGACGATTTCGGTGAAGCGGTCCCGAGCTATTCGACTTATGCAACGGTCTGGGCCTCGGTCGAACCGTTGCAGGGCCGTGAGCTGGAACACGCTCAGCAGATAAATGCAGAGGTCAGCCATCGCGTCACAATCCGTTATAACGGTAATGTGACAGCTGAGCATCGAGTAGTTTATGGTGAGCGGATACTTGAAATTGAAGCGGTAATAAACCCTGAGGAGCGAAACGAAATGCTGGTTTTGATGTGCAAGGAAGCCGCGTAATGCAGATGAGTATTGCCATCACGGGAGCGAAGGAATTGGAGCAAAAGCTCTTATCGTTTGAGCCGAAGCTGGCCAAAAAGATTGTTCGCACGGCCCTCCGCGATGGAGCCAAATTGATACTTGAGGCGGCCAAAGCCAATGTGCCGGTTGATACGGGGGCTTTACGGGATAGCTTAAAGGTCAGGGCAATGCGTAAACGCCGGCAAAGATATGGCGTTGTGGTTCAAACAAGCGAGGGCTGGTTTAAGGGTGAGCAGTTTTACGGGGCGTTTGTAGAGTTCGGCACCAGCAAGATGGCAGCCAGGCCTTTTGTGAGGCCGGCGTTTGATTCGGAAAAGGACGCCGCCGAAAAAACCATCGTTGACGGGATAAGACAGGGCATCGAACAAGTGGGGGCTGAAAAATGACGGTGGAAAAATGTGAAGAACATTCGGGATGCACAGCAGATATCGAAAATCTAAAAGAAAGCAACAAAGAAATATGGGAAGCGATTAAAAAAATTCAGAATCGATTACCCGTCTGGGCTACAGCAGTTATATCACTACTCACATTTTTGTTTGGATGTAGCATTACTTATGCCGGATTAGTGGTCAAGATAATGGAGATGAAAAAATGAAACTGTCTATTTTAGGCCTCGTCCTTAGCTTGATTGGTGTCATTGCGAGTGGAGCATCGATTTTACTTATCGCGGCCGCGGCTGACAAAAACCCCAAGGACCCGAATCTCGAAGAGCGTAAGGCCGAAGTGGTCTTAATGGTCGAGGAGCTTAAAACCAAGGATAAGCAGCTCCAAAAGAAAATTTACAACGGCACCATCGAGCAGGTTATCACGCAGCGGCTCAATGATGTCAATTCGACTTACGAGCTGGCCAAGAATACCAACGAAAAGGCGGTAAAGGTCTGCGAGGATATGAATGTTAAAGCGACCAAGCAGGATGCCGTCAATAAGGTCCTCAAAAGCAAAAAGGAAAAGCTCGGCGTCATGCAAATGCACAGTGACCTGATTTTGTGGACGCACGAGATTATGAGCGATCCGAATATCCAGCCCGGGCCAGATGACCCGAACTATGCCTATGAAATGGAATTGAACCAGTGGTTTTTGGCCGCTGTTATGGAGGCGTGTTCACCACGATGAAAAGATTAGTCATCATAGTTTTGTTGCTGATTTGGTCGCAGCCCTGTTTTGCGACTTATTTTATTGAAGGCAAAACTCTTGGAGAGAAAATTTCCTTGGTCGAGCCGAACGAATTGAATTTTGGCTATCAGGATTTCTCTTTTAGTATCTGGGTCAGGACGCGAGGAACTGCATCATATATCTTAAATTGTTTTGGTGGATATCCGAACGGAAGTTTGCTGCAATTGAATTTTTCGAGTAATGGAAAACCAGATTGTAAAATTTCTACTGATGACCCTATTGATGAAGTGAAAGTCTATTCCAATACTGCCATTAAAGATAGTGTCTGGCATTTAATTACTGTGACTTGTGATAGGGATGCTGGTTCTGGCGGATTCAAAATCTGGACAGATGGTAACAGCACTGGTTCGGCAAATCCTTGGAAGGTTGATGGACATTATTTTGCTTTCGGTGGAAATTACTACTTCAATAATATCTTGGATATGAGCACTTCAATCAATTACCTACAGGTCGACCAATTCCGTTTCTATAAGGGAATCGTCCTGACTCAGACACAGATTCAGACAATCTACAATAACGGGATGGGCGTTCCGACGATTGAATCCCAGATGGAGACTTTGTGTCCGAATGGATTTTATTATTTGGAATTTGAAGAAGGAATAGGTAATCCGGTTGGCCGATTGTGGAATGGTTCGACATGGGTGAATTCCGCAACGACCAACATAGGATGTCTTTGGCAGGTCGGTGGAATTCCGTTCTTGTTCAATCGAATGAATTACAGTTCAGATTGTATAATAAATTTTCACGATTTCAGTTTCTTTGCCTTGGATTGGGGGAAAACCGAACCGAATCTTCAATCCGATTTTGATAATTCCGGCACGGTCGAAGTTAATGACCTTGCTATTTTCTGTGATTATTGGTTACGGGAAGCAACTGGTGCTGCTCCGGTGGTTAAAGATGTGAATTTTTCTTTGTATAAAAATACCAGTCATTCCTTCGACATCAATGCGTTTGATGTTGAATCATTGGTCTATACTGTAGAATCTTTACCAACGAAGGGAACGGTTTATGATGGTTGTAATGTCCAGATTACTTCTGTGCCAAAAGTATTACCAAATAAAACCATAAAATACACCGCAGGAGATTACAGCGATGTCAATGACACCTTCACTTTTGCTGCGGATGATAATGGAATTTTGTTGCCTCCCTGTGGCGGAAAGACAATTGCAACTGCATACATCCATATTTTGACAAGTTACCCTTCAAAGGCAACGAATCCTATTCCTGAATACAATGCAGTCTCGGTGGCTCTGGACATCAATCTTAGTTGGACGGCAGGTTCCAGTTCAACCTCTCATCTTGTCTATCTTGGAACGGATATGAACGCTCCGACTTTCCAAAAAGAGCAAGAAGGAAATTCATTTGACCCGAACAATTTTCTTTGGAATACAACTGTATATTGGTGGAGAATTGATGAAAAGAATTCCTATGGCACAACAACTGGAGACCTTTGGAAATTCACAACCCAAAATCCACCTGAAAAGCCAATTGCCTACAATTTGGACGTTTCGGTTTATACTTATGTGACCACGCCGATTACATTGCTGGCGATTGATGATGGGCAACCCAATCCACCAGGCCGATTGAATTATATCATCACTTCCCTTCCAGAAAATGCCATTCTTCAAGACCCTTGTTCGGGTGCGGGTATTATTGATGGAAATATGTTGCCTTATACATTGTCTGGCTGGGGGAGTATTGTTTGGTTCGTGGCGGATACAAATATCCTGCGGACATTTAATTATCAGGCAAACGACAGCAATAATCTGCCAGATGATGGAAATTCTAATACAGCAACGGTAACCATAACCGTGCTTGACCATCCGCGTGATTTACTTTCTTTCGACGGTCTGGGCATCGTCGAATTCAATGACAGCAATTACTACGACATCAACAACGGGTGGGCGATTGACTTCTGGGTGCGGACCCGCGAACCATTCACTGGCCTGCTCAATAAGCGAGATGCAAATCAAGGTTGGGAAATCGGTATCACTTCTGGCAAACCGAAAATATATATCTATGACAATAATGCGGTCGTCGTTGCAGAGGCACGTAGTTTTTGGCGAATTGATGATGGAACCTGGCACGAGATAGCCTTCAATTACAACCAAGATGTCAATGGAATTTACCTTGTTGTGCAGAATGATGGGATATCAGACCAGTTTTCTTTTGCAGGCGACTATCCTTCCTTCCAGAATGATTGCAATCTTAAACTTGGTTACAATTCCAAACAAGGATATCGAGGCGATATCGATATGCTCCGTTTCTTTTCTGGAATAACAGACCCAACTGGTATCGGTGCAATTATTCAAGGACTGTATAATCGAGATGGAACTGGCAATGAACAATTAGGAGATGTTAAATTAGGAGATGTTATAGGTATAGTTTCTAAAATTCGATATCCAATGAACGAAGGTGCCGGCCTGACTATCACCGATGATAAACTCGGCTATACCGGCATATTGCAGGACCCGAATCACGTGCGGTGGTATCCATTTTATTGGCCGTTTGAAGATGTCTCGGTGCAGCAAAACTATCGGAGAAATCCTTGAGGTATCTTAGGCAAAATACTGCTGTTAGCATCGTTGTCGGGCCGTTCGTCGATTGGCAGAACGGCAAATCTCTTTTAAGGGATAACGCTGACTTTGTGCCGGCGGATATCGTTTGCGAGTTGGTGAAGGGGATTGCCAGCTCCACGCTCACATTGACAAAGACAGGTGGAGCAAATGATATCGTTTTAACAGGCAAAGGGCTGGCTACGCTGGAGCTTACGGCCGCCAACGTCGATACGCTGGGGCCGTTACGATTATCCTTTGTGGATGTTTTGGTAAACGGCTTCCCGTCGCAGACAATTCTTTCTTTCATCGAAGATTTTACGGTCCTGCCCGCGAGCGTCTATGATTCACTGATAGGCGGGAATAAATTACAGGTCGATATCGAGCAGGTCAAAGGCAGCGATATCACCAGCATAAATGATTTCAAAACGGATGTGTCGGGACTTTCCACAACAGCGAAAGTTCAAGAAGCTATAAATACTATCGGTGCCTTAAATAATTTATCCGTCTCGCAACTCGCATCTGCATTGGCCGAAACAGCTACTACCACAGAAATTCAGAGTGTTCTGAATGTTATTGGGGCTTTGCATAATCTTTCGGAATCACAAGTTTCAGCGTTGTTGGCAGGATTAGCCAATCAGACAACAGTGGATTTTATTAAGAACGTCCTCGAATCCGACGCCGAGGTGGATACCACTGTGACCCCGTGGCAGCTCGTCATCAAACATAAGACCACCGGGGCCGTGCTGATCCGTAAGGCCCTTAAAGACGTCAATGGTGCGAATATCAACAGCACCACGCAGGTTATTGGGCAGCATAAGGAACCGAATTGATGAGATGTTTTCCCGCACAAGTTGGATTAGGGTTTGGCTCGACATCAGCGACGCCGGTCATTGACCTTGACGGCACGGTCGAAGCCGTCCTGCAGAGGATTATCCTTGCGGCTCCCGCTGTTAGTGCCCTTATCGGTTCGCGGCTCTATCCGAACATCGTTCCTCAGAAAGCCCCAAATCCGGCGATGACTTATCAGCAGATATCGGGTCCTCGGCTTCACGATATGCAGGGAGCTGTAGGCATGTGCAAAGCTCGTTTTCAAATCAATTGCTGGGCCGCCAGTTACGCGAAGGCCAAGGAATTGGCCGAGACGGTTCGATTGACCTTGGACGGATACAGCAGTGAAGGCACAATAAAAGTGATTCATCTGTCCAATGAGGGCGATTTGCCGAAAACAAAGCCCGGACTTGACCAGCTCACCCGATATGGCAAGCGGCTGGATTTCTTTGTTTGGTTTACGGAGCGGACGATATGATAGAGCAGGCATTATTTACGCATGTGACCAGCGATATTATGATTACCGCCTTAATCTACACTAACTCGCCCTATCCGCATCATCGGTTTTTCCCGAATAAAATACCACAAGGAGAATTATTACCCGCCGCAACTTATCAACAAAACAAGGGTGACCGGGTGCATCATATGGAAGGCCCCGCCGGCATGGTGGACTCGGAATATACGATTATCTGCTATGGAACTACCTATCCCGCCGCTAAAGAGCTTGCCGAGGCCGTTAGGAAGCGGCTGGACGGCTACAGAGGCATTGTAGCGGGCGTCACGATAGATGTAATCTTACTCATAGACGAATTGGATGTGCCGGAATTCAAGCCAGGCACGGATATTTTAAGCAGGTATGGTAAACAGTTAACTTTTACGGTCTGGTTCAAGGAATCAGTAACTTAATTATTTTTTAGGAAAGGAGCCAATAATATGGCAACGCATGGACACGGCACAACTTTATCAGGGGCAACGACGGGAGCGATTGCACAAATCCTCTCGATAGGTTTGCCCGACCAAAAGGTGGATGACCTCGATGTAACGACGATGGCATCCGTCGATAAAGTCAGGGAATTCATACCTGGCTTGATAGACGCCGGCACAACCAAATTGGAACTTCTGTATGAAAAGGTAAATTATCAGAAGGTTCAAAATGTGTTGGGAGCACCGCCAGAAGTATGGACTATCACATATCCCGACCTCTCTAATCACAGTGGATTGGGATATTTCAACGCTTTGGGCGGCGATAGCAAAATGGAAGATAAAATTACACAGTCGGCAACAATCAAATGGGCAGGTAAGGTAACCTTCACACCGGCGGTGTAAGGGCTGGTCGAAAAACAGAAACGAAACTATATAGGAGTGGATGATATGCTGTTGAATGCTCAAAATCTGTCACAAATAAAATTTAACACCAAGCGTGTGCAATTAAAAACGGCAGAGGTAGAAATTATTATTGCTTTGCTTCCCGGTGCAGTGTTTTCCGAAGCACTTGAAATGAAGGGTAAAGATAAGGACGATTTGCAATCCTATGGCCTCAAGTTATTGATGACGTCGGTTGTGGATGATAAAGGGAATCCAGTATTTACAACACTGGAATCTTTTGAGACATTACCTCCTGTGGTTCAAAAAGAAATCCTGGACGAAGTTTTCAATTACAACGGCTTATCGACAACATCAATTAAGGACTTAGAAAAAAACTTGAGCAAAGGCCCGAGCGACGGTTCCACTTCCGTTTAGCTTTGGCCCTCGGTTGCACCGTTCGGGAGCTTCTTGAAAGAATAGATAATAGAGAGCTTACCGAATGGATGGCCTTTTATCAGCTTGAGCCGTTCGGTGATGAGCGAGCTGATTATCGGCAGGCCTTGACAACGTGCGTTATAGCTAACGCCAACCGGGATAAAAGTAAAAAGCCGACGCCGTTTACCCCAGATGATTTTATGATAGGCAAAAAAACGCCGCCGAAAGAACAGACGTGGGAAGAAATGCGAGACCGGATGCAGATATATTGTAAACGACAAGAGGGGCGAAACTAATGGCAACGATAGGTTCACTTATAGTCAGTCTCATTGCGGAAACGTCGCTGTTCGATAGCGGCCTGCGTAAAAGCCAGACCGGCCTCAAAGGATTCGTCTCTGATATTTCCAAAACACAACAGTCGATGATGAATTTTGCCAGAGGTGCCATGGCGGCCGCCGGCATCGCGGGTTTGGGATATTTGGCCAAAAAGACGATGGATTCGATTGAAACGACTTCAAGATTATCTGACCGCCTCGGTATGACCACCGAGGACCTGATTTCGTTACAATATGCCGCCAGACAATCTGGTATGGGCACCGAAGAGATGAATAATGCCCTCGAGGTTTTTGTTCGTCGAATAGGTGAAGCTTCATCAAATAGTGGTCCTGCGGCAAAAACTTTAAGAGACCTCGGATTATCCGCTCAGGAATTAGCTTTTAAGGACCCCGCGGAAGCCCTCAAACTTGTAGCCGACCGGATAAATCAATTGCCTAATGCCGCCGCCAAAGGAGCCGCGGCCTTCGATTTGTTTGGAAGAAAAAGCAAGGATATGCTCAATCTATTGGCTGGAGGCAGTACCGGCATTGAGGCAATGCGTAAGAGAGCTGAGCAGCTTCATATCACATTCTCCAACCTCGATGCGGCCAAAGTGATAGAGGCAAACGATAAACTCAAAGATGCACAAGATGCTTTGAAAGGCGTAGCTCAAACGGCTGTAATAGAAATGGCTCCAGCTATTTCCGCAGCAGCAGACCAATTTATAATTTTCGTTACATCAATTAAAGATATGCCAGGCAAGATAATGTCCGGTATAGAAACTACGGCTATGGCATTTGCCTATTTAGCGAATGGCATAGTAGTTCTTGTAGATGATGTCAAAGGTCTAAATGCAATCTTCCAGATACTTTTTGGAAATACGGCCGATGTTCTTAAGGGATATGAGACATTAAAAGAAATTAAGACATCTCTCGATAAATTACCCTCAGAAGCAACAGCCGCCTTTTTTGCCGACCTTAAAGCTAATATGCAAAAAACGAGAGAGGAAGCCGATAGAGCATCGACAACAATAAAAACAATGCCCAAAGTTACCGTCGCGGATATCAAAACAACCGACAGCCTCCAGAAGATGCTCGATGCTCTTGACCACGAATATGAGATGTTGAAATTGACAAACAAGGAACGAAAAAAAGCTCAGGAATTATTGAAATTCCAAATCCAACTTCAAAAGGATTATAATATTCATCTTGAAACAGGGAAATTTACTTTTAGTGCGGAGGAAATTGGCCCTAATACAAAGGGTTGGGAGAAATTTACAGCCGTTCAGCAAAAGGTGATTTTGTTAAGTCAACAATATCAGGATATGCAGAAAAAAGTCGAGCAACGGGCGAATGGGCCAGACCAGTTTACAACAAAGATTAAAGAATGGGGGGAAGATG